TCTTGACCAACTTTTGCTTTAAATATGCTGTATTCACCCTGGCAGATGCCCATTGTTCCTCCTAATTCTTCATCTGTCTTTAGAAATACCACATCTCCTCTTTTAGCAAAAGATGTATTTATTTCTTCAAAGTTATTTTCTTTAGCAATATCTTGCGCTATTTCTAATAAATCCTTTTTATTTAATTCAGTAATTATCTTTTTTGCTTCTTTTATAGATGTATATGGTAAATCAAAAACTTTTTTACCTATAATACATTCTATTGCACCTAAAACAAAATTAACACAATCTGCTTTACCATATTTAAATTTTTTAGATGAGGACTTTATAATGTAATTAGATAATTTTGTATCCCAATTATCTACTCTCATTATGAAGTCTTTTTACCCCATATAACTTCTTTATCTTGTAAATCAGGAACAAATTCTAAACCTAAATCACCACTAAACCTTTCTTGTTGATCTTCGTGTGTATATCTTCTGTTTAATGCTCTATCTAAAGCAATTAATCTATTTTCTAAATTTAATGTAATAGTTGCAGTTTCAGGACCCTCATCTATTTTCATAATATCCATCTTACCTTTAAATAGAGTATAAACATCTGCAATTACTGATTTATTAGAATCAAAAATTCCTAAAAAAATACTAGCATTTCTATTTGTATAATTTCCTGTTAAAGCAGTAGATATAAAACTTGATTTTATACCTGTTAAAGTAAGACTTGCACCGATTGCTTCTATTTGATCGCTTTCACCTATTGCACTTACACCCATTAAATCGCCAAGACCAGTAAAAGTATTAGAAGAACCACCAGCAGTCATTGTTAAATCACCATAACCATTCCAAAATCTTAATGTTCCTGTACTAAATTCTAGTTCAACTGCCAAAAAAGGTCTTACAACTTGACTCTTGATAGCATTTTTAAATGCAGTGGTTATACTTCTAGACATTACTCCTCCAATAATTTAAGTATTTTCTTTTCACCCATATAAATCTCAGTTTTAGCTTTTACTTTTTTACATGTAAAAATAACCCTCTCAGGGTTTACTTCCCTTTGTGCAACCCTTTTTGATTTAAGGCAGTCACTCATTTTTGGTTTATATACATGCTCTATTACAGAACCATTCAAAGTTAAAATTAATGCAACAACAATTTCAGTCATAGTACCTTACCTTTATTTATTCCTTCTTTAATCATATATCTATGAGTACCATTCCCATTGATATTGACTTCTTTTTTATTTTTATTTAAAATGCTCAAAATTTTTTTAGCTTTTTTATCTTTTAAATACTTTATCATTTGTTTAGTCAATCTTCCCATTTGCTCTTACCTTATCTTTAACAACTTCTAATTGTTCCATAATTTTTTCTACATCTTTTTGAAGTCTTTGAATATTTACTTTATTGTGCATCATAGATTCCATTTGTTCTTGTATCTTTTCAACATCTTTGACTAAATCCTCTATTAATAAAAATTGTTCGCTATCTGCTGGTAAACTACCTAATTCACCTAATGGCCATTTTATTCTAAATTCAGTATTCATTTCTATATCTTTAGAATTAAGTTTGTTTTGAGTTTCAAGTACATTTATTCTTTCTATCACTCCAAAACCAAACCATGCGCCAACTAAACATGCCCCAATGATTGTGATTAAGTTCCTGGCAGGGAGCTGTATCCCTGTGTTATCTGATAAAGCTAATTTTTTCATTTTCTTTTCTTTCTCCCCATATAATGATCCCCAGGTTCATAATTCCATTTTTTACCATGATGACCTCTAATATCACAATATAACATTCTTAATTTTACAATAATTTTTCTTAATCCTCTTGGCATTATAATGCCTCTGTTGCTGACAAACTTATGCCATATTTACTTACTTGATCTGTATCCCAACCAGTTTCATTACTATCTAATCTAAATAATGTTTTTGTATTTGTATAAAGTACAGTTGCATCATCAGCGATTGTTTCAATACTTTGTCTTAAAGATGGCTCGATTTTGACATTAGCTTCTCCAGAACCATTACTATTTACATCTTCAGTTACCATATAAAGGTAAGAACCAATTTGTATATAATCACCAGCTTTAAATAAATTATTTGTACTATTTGCAAATCCATCTAAAGCAACTTGATTACCAGTTTGACTAGCACCATTTACCCTAATGGTTCCAGTTGCTACGCCTTGTATTGTTTTTCTATCTTGATCGCCTAAAGCAAAAGTTCCTCTACGACCTCTTAACTGTAAAAGAAATGCAATTATTGGTGCAGCATTTACTTTAAGCATTGGTGGAAATTTAATTTGAGTTGTCCAAAACTCACCCTCATGTTGTACTACTTGATCTTGTCCAGTAAAAGGTGAAGATGATACTGCAACTGTTCTAACTAAAGAAAATCTTTGTGTTTGTACTCCAACATTTGTTGGAAAAGTTAATGGGTACGATGGTGTAAATACTGCCATAATTATCCTCCGAATGCTTTTGCAAATTTACCACCTCTCAATTTAGCATCTGCTACTGCACTTATAGTTGATTGTTGTATTTGTGGCAATAGATTTGCTATTTCTGTTCTAACTGTATTTGTTACACCTAAAGCAAAATTTAAGTTTTGGTTAATAACAACATTACTGCCACCACCCATTTTACCTGGTGTTAAACTACTTGGTGTTATTGCACCAGCAGTTCTTGGTACAAAAAGTTCTGGACCTCTTTCACCTACTAAAAAAGGTGAACCTGCTTGTACAGTGCCTCCAGATGCTTTTGGTTTAATAATATCTTTTGGTACTGGTGTCGGGACTTCTCCTCCAAATATATTTGTTATACCTTTTCTAATTGCACTATTTACTCTATCTAAAATTAATACTTGAATAATTGTCTTTTGAATACTTATTAATAATTCTCTTAAAATGTTTTTAAAATTAAGTGCACTTGATTCACCTCTTAAAAAAGCATCTACAATAGTATCACCAACTTTCGTAACCTCGTCAGCAACACCTTTAGCAATTTTATCTGTTTCTGCTAAACGCTCATTAAATTCTGTAACTACTTCTGCTGATGTTTGAAATTTATCTCTATTGGCCGCTAAAAGACTTTCAATAAATTCAAGTGCTTCTTTACTATCACCTAGTTTTGATATTAAAGCATCTCTTAATTGTATTTCATTTTGTAATCTTAATTTAGTTGCTTCGTCCATTTCTCTAGACAATCGCATCTGGTCAGACATAGTTCTTATTTGTTTATTTCTAGATTTTTGAAAAATATCTATTGCTTGGTTCTCCATAGAGTTCACGCCATTTTTAACGTCCATGCTTTCTTTTATTGCTCTATTTTCTGCTTTTAATGCTTTTATATTTCTTTCTATTCTTACACCTACAAATTTTTGTGCAGTAGAAAAAGCTAAAGAAGATTTAATGTTGCCAAGTGTACTATTCTCAAATTCTTTAAGTTGTTGTTCTAATTTTGATATTTCTTTTGTATTTTCTTCAAATCTTTGATTTAATTCTGGTAAAGTAAATTCTGAAAAATCTTCTAGTTCTGGTACAAATATACTTACAATATCGTTAAGTGCCCTTAAAGAAGCAGTAAGAGCATCAACTACAAAAGTTCCTGCCGCTCTTTCAAAAAATAAATTTATATTTTCTGCCAATGTATCAAATGCACCAGCTAATCCACCACCTGCACCAACTCCAGCACCACCAACTTGTTCATCTAGTGCTTTTGTAATTATTTTTTGTGCTTCTAATTTTCTACCAGTTAATGATAAAACTTTAATTAATTCCTTTTGATCTTTTGTAAAACTAACACCTACTCGTCTTAATGCTGATAAACCAATTTCTGGTTCTTCTAGTGCTTTACCTAATTGTAGTGCCGCTGTATTTATAGAACCAAAACCAACTTCTGCTAAATCTTGTGATAATCTTAAAGCATCTTCAAAAACATCACCTGATATAGATTTAAAAGTAAGTAAAACACCTGCCGCTTGTCTTGCACCTTGTACACTAGCTAAAGTATTTTTTGCTACAGATTCAGCTAGTAGTTCTATATCTCTTGAAGAAAGTTGTGCCGCACCACCAGTTGCTTTTATTATAGCTTGTAATCTTAATGAAACTCTTTCAGCATCTGCACCTGCTCTTGCAAATTTAGCTAATGCAACTCCAGCAAGAGTAAAAGCACCAACTAATGCAACTGCACCTAAATTTATTCTACCAAGAATTGCACCAATACTATTTAACCTACCAGCTACAGGACCTAGTGGACCTTGTACTGCCGCAATAGTACCAGCTAAATTTCTTATTGATTCCTGTGCTACTTTACCTTTATTTTTTAAGTCAGTTGTAGATTTTGCAAATTGTTTTGTTTTAGTTTTTGCTTGATCTACATTCTTCTTAAACTTTTCAGCATTAGCTATAAGTCGTACTTCTATTGTTGTTAAATTTGTTGCCATTAGTCAGGAAATCTCCTCATTAGTTCTTCCATTTCATCTTTTAGCATAGGAGTTTGCCTTTTACCACCTTTAGTTAGTAAATATCCATTTATTGCCGAAATATATTCTCTCGGTGTTAAATCCCAAAATGTTGCTGGTGTCATGCGAAGAACACCTAATCCTATTTCTAGGTATTCTTGGATTGGGTATCTTTTTGAATGTTCTCCGCTGGTGCTAAAGGGTTGTCATCTCCTTTATTTTCACCAGTAAATGCAGAAGCTAAAACTGTACCAGCAGTTTCAGATGCTTTAATTATGCCTGATTGCATAATCATATCTCCAACTGCCTTTTGTATTAAATTTTGTCCTGCACCTTTCAAACCCTCATGTAATATAACAAGCAAGTCTTTAAATGTATATTTAGCTTGTGACATAGCAGTTGTAAGTTCAATAATAGACTTATTAGTGCTATTTTCAATATTTACTATTGATTCAAAAGTAAGTCGGAATGTTCTTTCCTTATCACCTAATTGTGCTTTTACTTCACCCTTGTATTGGTTCATCATCATCTCCTAGTGCTTTTTTTAGTTTTTTCTTTGTTTGTATTGCTTTTTTTAACTCTCCAGTATCTACGATACAATGAAGTTCTGCTCTACTTTGTGTTATAGTAATTTTTTGCACTATTAGATTTTGATATGAATTAACAATTATT